GCCTCTTTTTGGAGAGCGTCAAAGCGAGTGCGCTCCTCGTCATTGCTAAAGCCGCGCTTGGCCAGATCCGTCAACTGCTCGGCCACAGCCACGCGCCGTTCTTTCAATTCTTGCAATTTGGTCATTGAGTCACCTGCTTGAAATTTGAGATTTGAAATCTCAAATTGGAAATGGTCTATGTCCCTCGCGCGCGCCCCGCGCGCCAGTCCACGATCCGCCAGCGGCCCCCGCTAGCGGCCCTTGCTAAACTCGGTTTCAGCGGCAATGCGGATCGCCGCAAGCTGCCGCGATACATCATTCAGAACTTCTATAGTCCGAACGCCGTTCGGCCCTACGGGTGAATTCACACGCAAGCATCGCCTGGATTCATCCGCCAAAGCTCGAATGGAAACATCCGTCTGTTCGTAGGCGGGAAACGTTACCGGACCCACGTCATAGAGTTTCACGGAAAGCAGCTCGCGCTTCACTGTAACCTGGCCGTCCGTTTCTTCTTCCGTCCAGCGCTGCTCATTCACTTCAAAACTAAACGAGCAACCGGACAGATCGCCGCGCGATACCAGCTCTCGGATGTCGCTCGCAAGCTGTGTGTTGGGCAGGTCGGCGGTAAACACGAGGCCGCTGTCATCCTCGGAAAGCCGAAGCGTTCTCGAAGCCGTGCGCCCCAGCAGGCAATTACTGTCGTGATTAAAAAGACAGCGGACATCGGCGCCGGATTCGATGTCAGCCTTAAACGCGCCCGCGCGGACACATTCCTGAAAACCCCAATCGGCATCGCCGATCTGCGTCCAGCGATTGAATACCGCCGCGTGGCCGTTCAAGGTCTTACCATCCTCGCTTGCCCGTAATTCCGTAATTGGAAAAGTTCTCGTCTCGCGCTTGCCCATCGTTACGCCCCCGGCCTGAAAATCTGTGTCATTCCCGCGCCATCCGCGCCCACTGCCCACAGCGAGCAGAAACCAATGTCCTCCGCGCCACTACCCACGTGCCTAGCGTACGCCTTGATCGCCCGATGCGAGGTGACCAGTAGCACACGCGCATGCGCATTCCAAAGCGCATCAATTCCCGCCGTCACGCGAGCCGTAAAATCAGCTTCAGATTCGCTTTGTCCCTGCGGATCAAGACGCGTGTCCATATAAAACGCGGAGCTTATCGCCTCTGCCGTTTGCGTGTGGCGCTTGGGAGTTCCTGAAAACACGCTCGCCAAATCAGAAACATTGGCAGCGATGTAACCCGCCAGGGCCTTAGCCTGCCCCTCACCCTCCGCATTTAAAGGCTCTTCCGGGCGGTAATCATCACTCACGCCGGACGCATCATCGTCCGTTTGACCATGCCGAGCCAAAAACAAGCGTGGCTGGCCCTCCGCCCGCAGATCCCACAGCCACTCAAAGTGTTCGCGGGCCGATCGGCCTACATTCTCAGGCCGCAAAGCCTCGGGCTGGAAACCCTCAAAACTGCGCAATTGGGCTTCAATTCCATCATCGGAAACGCCCCGAGCGATGTTTATAGACATGAGAATAGAGCGGAAAATAAGGTTAATAGCCTTATAATTACGCGATTCTCGCGCCGCAAACCGCCCGAAAGCGTCACGAAATGCCGGCCAAACCGCGCGCTTCATACTGTCTTTCTCAGGCTTCTTGGGCTGATCCACGCCCTGGCCGGGAATACTGGCCGGGCTGGATGGAGCGTTAGGGCTGGTATTAACTTTTCCAGTAAGTATCACCTTGCCGTCCGCATCCACACACGTCATATTAACCGGCACCAGGTAGCTCTCTCCTAGAGCGCCGGGAATTGGGTTCTCGTCCTCCATTTCCAAAATCTCATTCGGAGTTGACCAACCCCATTGTCGGGCAGCGCTGTAATAATTCTTTTTCGCGGTAGCGTCCGGCAGCTTGAGATCGCGCATGTCGATTAGCGCAATGTAGGTCTTTCCCGCGTTGCGGCCTACCGTGACGGGTGTAAAGAGCTTAACCTTCAACTCCTCTTCAATGGCGGCCACCCAGGGTTGAAGGGTGTAATTAACAAATTCCAAGGCGACTTGCTCAGCATTCGCTCTTGCCGCCCCGATTTCCCCCAGCATCGTTACCGGCATGCCGAAAATTGCCGCGATTTCCGAGCGCTGCTGTTTGCGCGCCTCAATCATCTGCGCTTCTGAAGGCGTGGACGAAATCTTGGTGAATTTCAGGCCCGCTTCGAGCACGGCCGGCCGGTGGACGTTCTCTCCGCCCTGGGACTCCATCCACATATTGCGAAGCGCGTCCCGCGTTTCTTTCTTGAGCGCTTGGGGCGTTTCCAGCACGCCGCTCGGAGTGGTGCCATTACCAAAAAACTTTGCCGCGTACTTTTCCGCCGCGAGCGCAAGGCCCATAGCCTGGCGCGAAAGGTAAACCACGTCCTGACCGAGCCGGGCATCAAGCGCCAGACCGGGCACATGCAGCATGTCTTCCTTGCGAATCGCGCGCTCTACGCCGGTAACCCCCTCGGCATAGTTTTGGTCCATCTGCTCCATACCCTCGGTGGTGATATACACCATCGGAAAAAGATTATCAGGCTCGCCGGGAAACGGCTTTAAGAGCCTCCGCGGGCGCGTGCGAACGGGATTGCGTGGCCAGATCGCCACCGGCCTGCCGCCCTTATCGCGCTGAATCTCCGCGTAACCATTACCCCACAACAATAGATGACAAACAAAGGTGCGCACGAACGTCGCGCGCGTCATTTCATCATTTGGACGATAACGCAGCACATCAAATAGCGGATGCTCAAGAGCCAGGCGCTTGCTGTGTCGAATACCAGATTCGACACGCTCGAAAATTCTAATAGGTTGGCTGGCAATGGCGCCAGAGATCCGCGTCACGCACGCCAGGACATCCGGGATCTGCAACGCAGTGAGCTGTGAAACGCGAAGACCGGCGTCTGTGCGGCCTCCATTAAAGATGTCCATCAACCACTCAGCCGGAAAACTAAGCGGCGTCTGCGGATTTTCAAGCGAGGTACGGCCTTCCCATACCCGCTGCCAAACACTTTTTAATCCCGGCCAATTCATTTGCACGTCACAAGATATAGATTCGAGGCTCGATTGGATCTGTTTGCGCCAGCGCGCGAGCCAGCGCGATAATCAGCGCTACGGCGCCGTCGATCTTGTTTTCAGGCCTGTCTTTGCGCGGAAACACGTTATCGTTAGCGTCCAGGTGCGCTACTACGTTCGAAATACACCAGGTCATTATCGGGTTACCATCGTGGTGCATGCGGCCATCCAGCGTGGCCGCCTCAAGTTCCTTCATCGGCTCAGAAAGGCATTTGACTGTTTGCGGGATCTCGACCGGCGTGAGCCCGTACTTTTCGAGCTCCTGCATGAGGTGCGTCGCATTGTACGGATCGAAACCGCACTCGATGATATTGAAATGTGAAATGTCAGATTTCAAATCATCTCTAATCTTGGAATAATCAATAACATTACCTTCCGTAGCAACCAGAAAGCCCTCTTTCACCCAGCGCTGGTAATGCTTGCATTCAGGGGATTCCACGCGCTCAGCCGGAAGATAGAAGCGCGGGAAAACGTAATAGTGCTCTTTCTCACCCACCCAGCGCCGGAAAAGCTTTAATGATACCGCAATGTCGATCTTACTGCTGAGATCGACCCCAGCAAAGCATTCATCCGATCTAAAATCTTCCTCTTTCAGCGTCCGGTCGGCGCCCGCGTTCCAGCGCTCCATGTTCATCCAAGCCGTGGATGCATTGCACCAAATATCAAGATGCTTCGTCTTGAATGTGTTGGCCTTGCTCGCATTCTGAATGGCTATCGCCTGGTCATGCTTGAGCGCCCTCGGGTCAATACTAATCCCAAAATTGGGATTTGCCTTGACCAGCGCCGCTTCGCCGGTCCAATCGTCGCCCTCGTCAATGCCGTAGATCGCTGCGAATAGAGCTGAATCATGAAACGTGCCCTCAAGCACTCCCTGCGCCTGCACCTGAAGATCACGGCACGGCGAACTTAGGTCTGTACCCGCCGTCGTAATGGTCAGCAGAAGGGGTTGTTCGCGCCCCACCATACCAGTCTGGAAGGCATCATAAAGAACCGAGTCTGACGCCTCGTGGTACTCATCACAGATCCCGCACGAGGGAGCCGCGCCGTCGCCCGGCTTTCCAATCACCGCCTCGAACCTCGAACCCGAGGCAGGATGCCGGATGGCCTTCGCATGAACCTTGAGCCCCAAGTTATGCTGAAGTGCCGGCGTGCGATCGACCATCAACTTTGCCGGTCGGAAAACCTCCCACGCCTGGTACTGCGTATTCGCCCCACAGTAAACCTCCGCCCCGGCCTCATTGTCCGCGCACAGCATGTAGAGGCCGATTCCGGCCGCAAGCGGGGACTTGCCGTTTTTTCGCGGAACACAGATATAAGCCTGCCGAAACTGCCGAAGGCCGTCAGGATCGAGCGTCCCGAAAAGCGAAAAGATGATCCAAACCTGCCAGGGTTGTAGATGGAACCGCTCGTGTCGCGCCGCCCAGCGTCCTTTGACGTGGGGAAGCTTTTCAATGAACCGGCAAGCCCTGCCCCCAGCCTCATCAAAAATGGAATCGGGATGGTCAAGATATCGACGAGTGGCAAGGCGAATCCACTTAGACGCAAGAATAACTCCATCCTGAACGTCTGAGCAGTAGCAATCCGCGATAGCGCGATAATCCCGTGTCTCAATTGGTAAACTCCGACCATTCATCATTCAGCTTTAACTGTGGAGACGGCGGAACCGGGACCCGAGAGCGATCAGCCGGCATCATCCCAAACTTACCAAAAAGCGTGAGCAGACGATCCTCTTGTTTGGAAGTGATCGTACCGGCGAGCTCCTTAGCAATCAATCGGCAGAGCTTGGCGAGAGGATAACGATCCGAAAGCTTAAAATATCCCTGGGGAAAATCAGCATGAAGCTGATCCCATACCCGCCGCGCATCCTCCGCGAACCCCTCGGGAGCATCCTCCTGGCCAAGCGTCGCCCACTCTGCCGCGTTAACCCGATCCGCATACTTACCCGGATCGTGCGTAACCGTACTCGGTAGTACGTTCGAAACAGGTTGTGGTCTACCCGGCATTACCATCTCCATAACTTCCATAACCCAGGGTTTTCATTCGTCGGACGTTAATTTGAGGG